GGGCTCAAGGACGCAGGAGAAAAAGTATCAGATATACTTGACCGTGTTGCCAATTTTGTAGAGCACGTAGCAGGTGCCTTTGAGACGTTCTTCAACTACTTGGACGCTGGGAAGGGAATCTTGTCATCGTTGTACGCAGCACTAGGGGATTTCGGCGGTGCTCTTGAACACACCATCCTTGGACCCATAATCGAGACAACCCAAAAAGTATTCCGCTGGGGCGTGAACATAGCTCAGCAGCTGGCTCTGGGAATCGCACAAGGAGCTGCAACCGCGCTGACCGCTGCAATGAACATGATTACAAAAATGCTCACGAACTGGCTGGCTCCAGGCTCACCGCCGAAAGTTGCGCCAGACATCGACAAGTGGGGAGCTATGGCTGGCTCCATGTATATTAAGGGAATCACCCAGGCCAGCACCGAACCGCTGAAGAACTGGGGTGTCACTATTCTGGAGGGATTGCTAGCTGGCTTCTCTTCAGCGTCCATGGACATTCTGGAAGCAGTACAGGGACCTCTGCAGGGAGCATTACAGGGCCTAGTCCATATCGGAGAGCTGGCTGAAAAAGCACTTGGCCCACTCTTTGAGGGGCTGAATCTCCAGCTAACCAAAGTCATCAAGAAATTCCAGGAGACAGGAATTGTAGAAGAGGGAATTTTTGCACGCATAAAGGCAGCGGGTGGACGTTTCGGGGATGAGTTGGAATCTCTGGTGCGCAAGCAATTCGCACTCGCTGCTGGTATCATGGCTGTAGGAAAGGCCGAAGCAACTCTGAATGCGGCTCGCAAAAACTCTGAACAGGCTCTGAAATCTGTCAACACCATTATCGATGAGTACAACCTACTCCGAGAAACTGGAGCTGACGATACCGTGCTTGCTGCCAAGAAGGCAGAGTATGACCAGGCGCGCCAGAACCTGAATGCAGCGAAAGCAGAAGAGACGGTTGCAGAAGCTGCTCTCACCACAGCAGAGGCGCAAATCGAGTCCCTAGAAGAGCAGTACAACCTACAGGAACGCATCCTGTCCCAGCTCACCCGAGTGGCAGGCGCCCAAGCGCAAGTTGGGGACGCTGCTGAGGGTGCACTCAAGAACGCTGCGAAAGCAATCAAAGACATCGTGGAGGATGCAGAAAAAGGCATCACCAACCTAATGGATGATGTAGAGGAAATGCCACTGGGGGAGGCACTATCAGGGATTGTGGAGAACGCCAAAGATGCTATCAAAGAAGCTGTAATTGGCATCTTTGACCCGGTCATGGAACAGTGGGCAGAATTGAAGATACAATTCTTCACCCCGCTCAAAGAGGCATGGGACACCCTGGTACTCGCTATTGGAGAGGCAGATTGGGAGACGGCTCTCAAGCCATTCAATGAGACTTGGGATGCGTTCAAAACGAACGTTGAAGGAATTGCTGGAGCGGCCAAAACGTTCGTTGAGAAATTCAATGAGGAATTCAACTGGTTTGAAACAGATGGACCAGGGGTAGTAGAATCCATCGATGGCATCACAGGCTCACTCAAGACTCTATGGGAACGTCTGCTTGTGGTGAACGAGGTTGGACCTGTTCTGGAACAGAATACTCCAGCCATTGAGGGAGCAGCGACTGCCCTTGCCAAATGGCAAGAAATCCAGTATAGCGTCATCGCCAGCGGAATCGGGTTGATTGACGATGCGCTGGCCCTGGCAATCGAGTGGACAGAAATCCACTCTGTCTTTGAGAATCTTGGATTTGACCTGGATGGGCTGGTTGGAAAGTTTGAAACTTCTCACGGCCCCATCGAGAACTTTGGCGACGTGTTCAAGACGTTCGGAGAGAGTTGGAATTCAGCAGTTGCTTCTATCGGTGGAGAACCCTGGCAGAAGACTGTGGAGAGACTCACGGCAGTTGTAGATGGGCTCATCGAGCAGTGGGGCAGGTTCAAGACCATCTGGGCAGAAATCTATGATGGCTCAGTATTCCCCAGTGTTTTCGGGGAGCAAGAAGGTGGCGGCGAGTCACCCTGGGACAAGTTCAAGACCTCTATTGGGGATTTCTTCAAAGACCCGTTTGGTGATGGAGACGGCAAAAATTTCTGGGAAAGGCTGACACCTCCTGACTTGGCTCCTGCTCTGACCGATGTCAGCACCAATTTCGATACCATGAGCACCGACGTACAGAAATCCAGTGAGGATGCAACCAAGGGAATACTGGGCAACTTTTCTGATATGCAGACCGACCTGGTTGGCCACAGCATCGTTCCAGATTTGACTGAAGAAATCGTGAACCTCTTTGATAGAATGGGAACCGACCTCATTGAGCCGATGGATAATGTTTATGATACCGTCACTGAACGGATGGGAGATGTGCTCACCTTCCTGGAGGATGCTGTACCAGATTTTGAAACGGCTGGCGAGAATCTGGTCAAAGGCATGCGAAAGGGCATCAAAAATGAGTGGCCGAAATTCGTGAAAGATTTTGAAATCAAAATCAAGGAAGTTGTGGTTGCCGTGCTCAAAGAGCTAGGCATTGCTTCTGCCTCAAAGGTGTTTGAAGACATCGGCACCGAAATCCCTGCTGGCCTGACCAAAGGCGTGCTGGGGGGATTTGGTGAATTTCAAAAGACTCTTGTTCAGGCAATTCACGGCGCAGCTAATGCGGCTGTTCCGGCTATGGCTGATGCGACGGCTGGGGCAACCAACAATATAACCGATGACCACAGGCAGTGGAATCTGACTATCAACAATCCCAAGAACGCAAATCAAGTACAACAACGCTTTGGGGCTATGAGGACAATGAGGTGATAAATGGGTGAATGGCTAGTACTGAAACCTGAAGAAGCAAAGAACCTGGTTTTGAACCCGGCTGCCCGGCTTACGACCAACTACAGCGCCAGGGCAGGCTCTACCGTCAATCGAGCAACGACCAATGCGAGGTATGGAGCATATGCCTATCGCATCACAACCAATGCGGATGAAGAAGGCATCGATTTTACGGTCCAGGCTCCAGATGCGGCAGGCTGCTACTTGACCTTCATCTTCAACAAATATTCAGGGGATAGCTTGAACATCCAGGCAACTCTGAATGGCGGCACCAACTGGTATTCCTGTACCCCGCTTCTGGAAATTGAGCCTGATGTCTGGATATACAAAGCCGAAATCTTGCTGGGGACAGGGACCACACTCAGCATCACCCAGGATGGCTCGGGCGATGGAGTCTGGGAGATTGACGGCATCTGCCTTGTGGAATCCGACCACTGGACAAGCTATGTGGACGGCGAGCAAGAGGACTGCGTTTGGCTAGGCAACCCAGATGTATCTGCCAGTTTCAGACCAGCAACCACAAAAGCAGGTGGTCAGGTTCTGGATTTGAAGGATGATTACAAATTCCGGGTTGCTTCAGTTATCGGAGCAGGAGCTGCCCCCATTGAGCTATCAGCCCAAGAATATGGACAACTTCCGGGGGGGATAGTTGACAACGTTGAAATGTCGCAACGAGAATTTGCCCTTACAGGCGCAATCGTTGCGGATGCAGGCGATGCTGATAGTACAATCTACAGCTGCAGGCACGAGCTGAGGTCATTATTCCGGCACGACTCAGTGCCTTTGAAGAATGACCTCCCGCAGCCTAACATCATCTGGTTCACCGGAGCCGCGATAACCAAACAAATATCTGTCTTCTATGCATCCGGTCTGGAAGGGCAGTGGAACTCGACAACCACATCCCAAAAGGCCCATGAAGAAGCTTCTGTACACTTCATTGCTCCTGACCCGAACTGGTATGAATTGGCTGAGACCTATGGCTCCACATCCAAGTCAGCCAGTTTTGTGCCGCACTACTTTGCGTTCAGAGAAAAGGACACAGGCGTTTGGGAAGACCATGTCAGCTCCAATCCTACCACTGGCGGAACTGTATATTGCTTCTTGCACGCATCCGATGGCTCCATCTATCTAGGCGGTGACTGGTCCGGCTTCAACGGCGGCACCCCAGCCGGAGCAAATATGGTGGTTCGGTACAATCCCTACACCGACACCTGGAGTGTGCTTGTCGGACCAAGCGATGTCGGAGCCGAAGTCTTGGCGATGGCCGAAGGCCCAGATGGTAAAATCTATCTTGTCGGTGGCTTCACCGCAGTCAACGGCGATGGAACTCTGGACTATGTAATGGGCTATGACCCCAGTACCGATACCTGGTTCAGTTTGGATGACCCGGATACCGGGGGGACATTCGTTGATTCTGTTCAAGATTGCGCTTTTGACTCGCAAGGCAATTTCTGGATAGTGGGAAATTTCATCACTATCTCGGGAGTTGCCAATGCCAGCTATGTAGCGTACTGGGATGGAACTGCCTGGAACGCTGCGGGTGCCCCTAGCACTAGCGCAAATGACCTCTACACTATCGCAATCGACTCCCTGGACAGAGTTTGGGTTGGAGGAGATTTCACCGGACAGAATGCCTGGGCAGGCATCAACTATGCGGCTATGTGGGATGGTTCTACCTGGACCGGATTCTTGACCACAATCACAGCCTCAATTCTTGCTATGGCAATCGGACCTGCTGATGAAGTATACATGGCGGGAGCATTCACCAATCTCGATGGCGTTACCGAGGCTGACTATGCAGCGATGTGGAATGGACAAGCAGTTGTGGCACTTGGAACTGGGCTCGATGCCCTTGCCGCTGATGTAGAAGTGGCACCCGATGGTGTGGTCTATTTCGCAGGGGGATTCACTGGGACAGGGGATGGACTTGTCCTTACAACCAACGGATTCTTGGGTTGGAACGGCTCAACCTGGTTCCATAGCGACATCGAACAGGATGCCATCGTCAGGGCTATCGGATTTGGACCGGCTGACCCAATCATCAAATCCAACTACAATATCTACATCGGGCTGAGTGACTGGGACACCAACGGTAGGATTGGCGCAGATAACACCATCAACAATCCCGGCAACGTAGTGACGCACCCTATGATTGTAGCGGATGTCTCAGGTGGAACTGGAACGCGCCTCATCGCTATCCGAAACGAGAGAACCGGCGACACGCTTTGGCTCAACTACAAGATTCAGGCTGGGGAAAAACTGACCATCGATACCCGACCTGGTAAGGCTAGTGTGGTATCCAGCTTCTTGGGGTCAGTCCCTGATGCTGTTCTAAACAACTCCGACCTTGGCTCTTTTTCCCTACTCCCTGGTGACAACCTGATAACTGGATTCTGTACCTGGACCACCGAACCAGCATTCACATTCAGCTATTATCTCAAGGCAGCATTTGATGGAGCAGATGCATGATAAACTACAGAGCATTGCTTACTGCCACAACGGGTGGAACCTATCGGCATCTGGGAGATTTCTTGAGCCTTTCAGCGACCAAAGACCTCACTGGGACAGAGGACATCGCTATCACCATGCCCAAGGGAAGTGTTGCCGACTGCTTGCTCAAGAAGGACAACATCATCCAAATCTGGGCTGGCGCTCCTGGCAGACCACGAAAGCTGTGGCATGCTTACTTCTTGCTGGGCTGGAAACCTTTTGATGTCGGGTCATCCCAGCAGCTCCTGCTATACGGAAAAGGACCCAATGACATCCTGAGACGGCGCATCATGGCCGAGTACAAAGGGACCTCAAATACTGTCGTCACCGATTATGCCGATGACGTTCTCAAAGCAGTCGTAAGAGATGCGTTTGCAGATGGCATCGCCCCAGCACCAAATTTCGGAACCAGGGTCATCCCAAATTTCTCAGTTCAGCCCGACCTAGGCAACGGACCCATCATCACTTCAGATTGTGGCTGGGAAAATATTTTGACAGAGGATGGTTCTGGCATACTCCCGGCAATCACCGCAGCAGCAATCGGAGCAGGTACGCCTGTCTGGTATAGGGTTGTTTCCGTCATCAACGGCAACACGATTTCGTTTCAGTTTCACACCTACACCACAGAGACGTTTCTTGATGCCACAGGACAGGTCATTTTTGACCCGGCTTTGGGAACCTTGCAGGATGGATTCTGGGACACCGACTATACCAACGAGGCCAACACAATCTATGTCGGTGGACAAGGCCAACTGGCGCTCCGAACCATCGAGCAAGTAGGAGATGCGGAGAGATATGACGCAGGAATCTTTGGCCGGACAGAAGCATTTGTCGATGCCCCAGAGGCAAGTGATGACGCTCTTGAGGCTTTGGGCTATACAGAGCTACAACGCAGGATGCCGATTCAGCGGATTGGGGGAACGCCCATCAACCTACCTGATGCAGAGTACAGCTACATTTGGGACATCGGAACCAGAGTCACCTGTCGCTATGGCGACGTCATCAAGACGCCAGTCGTAGTAGGAACCGCACTCAATATCCAAGGGAAGCAGCAATCTCTTGAGATGAGGCTGGATTATGCCATATAGCCAAATCAGCGACCCAAGAGTGGATGGGTTGATTGCCAAAATTGCGCAGCTGGAATCTCAGCTGCGCCAACGCAGACTGCCAGAAAGAGGCTATACTCCTGTTGACCTTGATACGGGACTGACCAGCTCTAATTTTGATGGGGATAGTTTCAGCACCACTGCAAAAACACTTATTGATCTATCTGCTGAATTTGGAGTGCCAGCAGAAGTCAAAGCCATCGATGTTTTGATTTCTTGTCGAGACAGTGGGTCAGCAGCAACTGATTGTTTTGTTATTCTTGGACCTACCAATGTAGTATACTCAGGTCGAGCATTCTCTTGTTCGGGACTAGCCAACAATTCACTTTCCAGAGGATGCTCCAGAGTCAAATGTAATGCAGACGGTGACATTTATTATCAGATAGTAGCATCTGGAGCACTGACCTTTGACCTATGGATAACTATCTATGGGTATTGGCAATAGGAAGCAATGGGCAATTTTTGCCTGTTGACATAAACAGAAAGGGAGAGTAAAATGCTGAATGCGTGGAAGAGTCTGTTCAAGAGCAGAAAGTTGTGGTTGGCGCTACTGGCCATCCTCCAATCGTGCATCATGGCCTTCACCAACGTCCCCATCGAGTTGTGGCTGTCCATCGATGCCCTTCTGGTGGCTGTCATCCTGGCCATCGCCTGGGAAGACAGCGCCATGAAAGCAGCGGGCAACGGTGGGCCTATGTATCAGGGACTATCTGGGTTGGTTGAATCCTTGATGCGCTCACGCAAAGTATGGCTTGCTGCCGCAGGAGTATTACAGACGTTTCTGTTCTACTTTGTACCCGCATTCCCCAAGGAAGTGTGGATGTCAATTGACGGCTTGCTCATCGTGGTCATCGCATCCATCGCCTGGGAAGATGCCGCCTTGAAACGGGCAGCCGGGTAACAGGAGGTCAAGCCATGGATAAGAGCACGCTGATTTGCCTAATCGGCACGCAACTCCTTGAACTGGTTGCAGTCTTCTATGCGCTGCGGTGGACGGTGAAATGCTACACTCGCTATCCGACCAAACGCTGGAGATTCATAGCCATCACCGTCTGGCTGGGCATTTCGCTCTGCAGCGTCCTGGTAGGATTTTACATCATCGCACTAGGCAACACGCTGTGGTGTCTGTGGCTTGACCGAACCAGCATCATAATCGGCTATACTGCGGTTGGTGTAACAAGTTGGAATGTATACAAATTCTACAAGAGGCAAGGATATGGACGTTGACATCACAGTTGCTCTCATCCAGCTCACCCTCACACTGGCTGCTGCTGGCTTTGCTATCGTCCCTGCCGTAGTCAAGATGCGCCATGAGCGCAAAAAAGCGGAAGCAGAAACGGCAGGCATCATCACAGATTCTGCCATAGCAATGGTCAAACGTTGGGAATCCAGAATGGAGACGCTGGAAGCAGAAGTACTCACGCTCAATCAACATCTTGCCTACTGGCAGAAAGGCTGCACACTTCTCATCGAGCAGCTAACAAAAGAAGGCATCCAACCATGCTGGGACCCGAATGGGGGCCCAGACAAAGAAAAGACAGGAGAGCGAAATGGCTGAAAAGAAAAACAAGGTTTGGAACGTCCTGGGAATCGGATTGGTGATTGCCCTCATCCTTCTGGGGGTATACCTCTTGGCGTCTGGCACAGCACTCAACCTGAAGGCCACACCGCCGACCAGAGCACTGGTCAAGCTGCTGATTGGGAGCGCAATCGCACCGGATGCGGTAGCCGACTCAGGAGCACCCGTCATCTACAATTACAACGGAAACGTCACTGACGTGGAATGGCTGTACGGCGAATTTGGCCAGGTGAGTTGGACCAGAACCGAACCACACCCTGATACAAACTGGGTATTTCGGCTGGTCACACTCCAAGGCAAATGCGGACCTGCTGCCCTTGTGGTCAAAGTTATCGATGAAAATGAGCGACCACTGAGCGGCTATGCCATCGTCAGATACTGGCCTGGAGCACCGGTACTGCCTGATTTCTCAGATACTACAGCGAAGCAATGGACTGCGCTGGGAATTGTCGGCACTACCAACTCCGAAGGCGATGTTGGTTTTGGGATGGGAAGCGGTGACTACTATTGGCCGGACAGAGAGGTTGGCGTGACGAAAGTGTATGTTGCTGACTTTGAGGGGTATGGCGATTTGATGTCTGGGCTAGGTATGATTGCGGCTACAGAGCATTGCCATATTGACCCTACTTTTCAGCGCATTCCCGTGGAGGACCCTGTGACACCAACGCCAACTCCTGGACCGACTGGTACACCAGGACCCGGCCCTGCTGGTGGTTGGGACATCAATTTCACTATCGATGGCTCCATCACCCCAAAGGAATAGCCCATGTTGAAAACGATTGACCTACGAAGCAAAATGCCCTGGCATCCCAAGAAACGCTGGGAAGAGCGAAAGCTCAAAGACATCACCCACCT